GTAATGGATTTTATAAACTTTATCACCGGCGGCGTTTTTGTGATCCTGAATCCATGCCTTTTTGCTCAATTTCCATTCGCGGGAAAATGGAACTGAAACTGGTCTCCCCCCCTTTTTCCCGTTCTCGCGGGAGGATGCGGCTTTTTTATCCGATTTGATGGAGCCCAGGGCGGCGGCTGCAGCAGACGCGCCAAAATTCGCCTCCATAATTTTCTCAGCCCGAGCAATGCGGGGATCGCCGTGCGGCCAATAATCAGGAGCCGTAGCCCACACCTGAGTTTTGGTTGTTTCGACCGTCAATTTACCGTCAATTTTCTTGAGCTCTTTTTCGACTGACAATGCTTTCGTGACATTTGTTTTAATTTTGTAAATCGCGAATTGTTTCATGATTTTTCCTCCTTCTTTATTTGAGTTAAACGCAAAAAGCCGCCCTTGCCCCTGTTGTGGGGTAGGTACGGCCTTTGCGGTGCCGGTTGCCCGGCGATGCGGTGGCTTATCTGCGGACGCCCAACAGGGCGGCCACGGTCAGGAGGACCGTGTAGTCCTCCTGCTTCCGAAGGGCATCTTCAACCCTCCGGCGCAGTTTCCGCCCCTCATCGGAGCGGATGTCCAGGTAGTTACCCTCCCGCTTGCTTAGTGCAAGCAAGAGGGCGTCTGACACAAACGCTTCCTGCCACGGCGTCTCATCGCCCCCGTCGCACGAAGCGTGCAGGTAGCGCGTCCGGCTACCCGCCTTCAGGCAGGGGCCATCCGCCCGAAGGCGGACTTCCCTAATGACTCCCTCTGAACACATGCGCCCTTCATATAACTTCATAAATCCTCCAATCCCGCGCTTTCGCTATGGCGCGGAGGTTTCAGGATTTTAGTTTTACCGGCTCTCTCGTTCCGGTTGCGCTGCCTGATCAGCCCGCCCGATTTTCCGGCATCGGGAGCCTGTTTTATTTTGTTGAGCATAATATATTACCTATCGTTAGGTTTGTCAAGAAATATTTTAATTATTTTTTTTGATGGATAATAGGTCGAAATTATTAAGAAAAAAATCATAACGCCCACGGTCTAATTGATCCTGAGATATGCTTAATGTTTTTCCAGATATAAGGCTGGCTGGAAAAACGAAAATAAGATTTTCATCTTTTGAGCTGGCGATGCAGATAAAAAAATCAATACCATCCTGGGCAATTGAGTGATGATGTAAATTAAAAACATAATTCGATGTTTTTCCCCTGCGGGTTGCTAATTTAACATCTATCGTTTTGCCGTTTTCTAAAATAAAATCAGGCCCAGAACCAGTAAGCGCCTCCCATCGAGGATTAAAGCCATAATCTGTTAATATTTTAAAAATTGTGCTTTCGCCGATCATGCCTTTTCTTTGAGATTCTCCTTTTTGCATTTTAATCCTCCTGTGTTTTTTATTTAATTATATTTTATACTATTTATAAATTCAAGCATTATTTTAATATATTTTCAAATATTTTAATATAGTAATGATTTTAATAGGTTAGGCATGAAAATAATTGAGAAAGTGAGGTTAAAAATGGCAAAAAACCTTGATAATTACCTTGCAGACCGCGCATTGACGCTTATTACAATTACATAAATATACAGTATTTATAAAAATGGAACAAAAGAATATTAGCGAGATAATTAGTCGATTGTACACCACCCAGGCCGGACCCCGCGCCGGCCTTTCTTTTTACCATTCACCATCCACCATCCGCCAAAAACCCCTGTCAACCATAAAAACCACCAACAAACCCCCAACGCGTCCCCAAGACTTCCCCAAGACTTCCCCAACACTTCCCCACCGCATCAGCATCCCCGAAAAAACCGGGTTTATGCTCCCCTCAAAACAGCAGCAGATTTGAGGGAAAATGGCATTTACCACTTGGAGCGCCCTATATACCGCAATGCTGGATCAGATGGCCGCCGGAAACGCCACCATCGGATCTGTCTCTACGTCCGGGAAGACAATCACCTATAAAAGCAACAAAGAATTTCTTGAACAGCTCGCTTTCGTCAAGGCCCGCGCCGACGCGGAAACAGGCGCGTTTGTCCCCCGCACCTACGCCAAAGATGGCGGACGCGGCTCGGCCACTGGGGAGACCGAATCATGACCAGCCCCGCCGCCCAAACAGAAACCGTCACCATGGCCGCTCGCCTGGGCAGCATCATCGACCGCGCCGTCGGCATCATTTCTCCCCGCGCCGCCCTCAAGCGTCGTTTCTTCCGCGATCAGCTAAGCCGCGCCGAACTATACGCCGCCGCCAAGCAAAACAGATTATCGCGCTACACCCTGGGCGCATCCAACGTCAACGACATCATCTCCGCCAGCAACCCCGTCCTGCGCTCCCGCGTCCGGCAACTGGTGCGCGATTTCCCCTATCTGGCCCGCGCCGTCGGCATCATGGTCGATTACAGCATCGGCACCGGCATCGTTTTCCAAAGCAAAGTCAAAGGCCCGAAAGGCAAACTCAATAAAAAGCTCATCGTCAAAATCGAAGACGCGGTCAAATGGTGGATGGATGAGGCCGACGCCGCCGGAAAAATGCACTATTACGACATCATGCGCCTGGCCAAGCGCCAGGACTTGGAACCGGGCGAATTTGTCATCGTCAAGACCTTCCCCAAAGATCGGAATCGTTATCTCCCCTACGCCCTGCAAATCTACGAACCGGACTGGCTCACCAGCGCGAAGGACAATTACAGCACCGGCGGAATTGACCTGAACGCCAAGCCCGGCGCGCGCGAAACCCGCAACGGTATTGAATACGAAAAACAGACCGGGCGCGTCACCGGATATTGGTTTGCCGACCCGAACTATGGCGGCGCGGAAATGTATGTTCCCGCCGCCAACGTCATCCACGGATTTGAAACGCTGCGCCCGCATCAGTTGCGCGGCGTCACCCCGTTTGCGCCAGGTATCATGATAGCCTCCGACCTGTCCAGCTACCTGGATGCGGAGATTGACACCGCCAAATTAGCGGCCAAATACCTGGCGTTTGTCTATACCGATTTTGGCGCGGAACGCCAGACGGCCAACCCCCTGATCACCACGGACAGCGACACCGGCCAGAAAATAGAAAACATTGAAAACGCAATCATCGAATATCTGCGCCCCGGCGAAAAAATCGAGCTGGCAAGCAGCAACCGCCCCGGAACCACATTTCAGCCCACCGTCCGCTTAATGCTGACCATGCTCTCCATCGTGACCGGCGTCCCTTACGAGCTCATCTCCGGAGACTATTCCGGCCTCAATTTCAGCACCAGCCGGATCGTCCGCAATGACTTTGCCCAGCAGCTCCGCCCGATCAGCGTCCGCCACATCCGCCAGTTTGGACTGCCAACCGTCAAGACCGCCATTGACATGGCCGTCCTTACTGGCCGTTTATCGCTCCCCGGCTACTGGCAAAACCCGCGTCCCTATCTCGAAAGCGAATGGCAGCCGCCCGGAATGGACGCAGTTGATCCGCTGCGCGAAGCCAAGTCACAAATCGAATCCATCAGCTACGGCCTGAAAAGCCCGCAGGAAGTCGCCCGCGAGCGCGGACGCGACCTGGAGGAAGTCTATAACGAAATCGCTCTGGCGAAGGAAATGGCCAAAGACCTGGGCCTCACCTTCAACGCCGCCAATACATCCGAAAAGAGCAATCCCGCCGCCATCATGGAGGAAACATGAAACCGGAAAAGAAAGCCAAACCCAAAGAGAAAGACATCAGCTACCGCTCGGCGGTCCTGAACGTCCGCGCCGAAAACGGCCCCTCGACCATCGATCCGGAAACCCGATCCGTGGACATAATTCTTAGCACCGAAGCCCCGGCCCGCGTCTATTCCTACGAACTCGACCGCGTTGTTGTCGAAATCCTGCTTATGTCCGGCGCGCAATTACCGATCAATCGTCAGCTTGTCATGCTCGACGCGCACAGCCGCTATGACACGGAAGACGTGATCGGCTCGGCGCGCAACATCAGAATCGAAAATAACAGCCTCATCGGGCGCGCCTATTTTTCCAGCGCCCCGGAAGCGGAAGGCCCTTGGACAAAGGTCCGTGAAGGACACCTGACGGATTTCTCCATCGGCTACCGCGTGGATGAGGCCGTCTGGATACCCGACAATCAATCAGCCACCATCGACGGGCGCGTGTTCCAGGGCCCGCTGCAAGTGGCTGTCAAATGGACGCCGCGCGAAATCAGCGCCGTCCCCATCGGCGCGGATCAGAACGCCAAGGCGCGGTCTGAAATCAATCAAACAACATCAACAAAAATTAACAAGGAGGATCAACTAATGAATCCCGAAGTCAGGAAAATGCTTGAAACCAAGGGACTTTCGGCCACCGCCACGGAAGAAGAAGCAGTCGCTTTTCTGGCGAAGCTGGAAGTAAAATCCGACACACCTGCGGAAACCGACGCCCAGCGCGCGGAAACGGAAGAGAAAATCCGCAAGGAAG